CCCCCTCCTTCTTGAGTCGTGTTCGTCGCAATAAGTTAGGGGTAGCTTATGTATTCTGGGAAGCTATTTGACCGCCCCTCCAGGGCGGGAACCCTAAACCCTTGTTTATTCGCGTGGGTTAAAATTTAGCAAAGTGATGGCCAAGAAAAAGCCTCGCGTGATCTGGACAATCACCGAGGCTTGGCCAGTTCTTGAAATCTGCTGAGATCGGAAAACTGGTGACAAAGAGTTTATACCAAAGTCTGGAGAAAATCTCCAGTGCTGCTACTGCGCGTGGTCTAGAAGCCGACCTCCTGGACGGTTCTAAGCCTGGTGACTTTGCTAATTCCTACCTGGCTGGTGAGTTCTTGCGGATCGCCGCCGAAGCCGGCCCCCCATCTAATAATATGGGGGGTACATACCCACTTCCCCCCCTATTTTTTTCACATTGCGAAAAAACAGACCATTCTATTGTCAATCGTACAAAACTTGATTGGCTTGGTTTTACTGTCAAACCGAAGACCCGCAAGGTGAACGAGGATGGTACGCAAGAGCATGGCGATGAGATGGAATCCGTTCTTGCTTTGTTGCAAATCTGCTTCCCAGGTGTTGTTTCTGAGACAACGGGGCGCGGTATGCCTGGCTATCCACAGAGCTTTTCTCTCTCCGTTGATGGTGTGCAGTTGGGTTTGCTGGGTACTGGTGCCGCTCATGGTCGGCATTTTGTGTCGTTGACTGGTACGGCGTGCAAGAGGCTTTCCGATGACCTGGTTGAATTGCTGTATGAGGCTTTGTCCCTGGATGAGATGGATGCGAGGCTTTCGCGTGTTGATATCTGTTTTGACGTCTTCGGGGGGGTAACGTGGGATCATGCCGTAAGGGCGTATCAGGAAGGTCGTTTTAAGCGTCCTCGTGCTTCCAAAAACCCTGAGTTCAAGAAAGTCGAGTCAGGCTCTGAATTCCAGAACTTTGGCCGCACTTTTTACGTGGGTAAACGTGACGGTGAGGTGATGGCTCGTGTCTATGAAAAGGGTCTTGAGATGTTTGCACGGATGCCCGAGGAGTTGCGGGACCAATGTGTTGCACGTGAGGAAATGTACGAGGGCGAGAAGCCTTTTGCTGATGACTGGCTTCGGCTTGAGGCTGAGTACAAGCGTGTTGACAAGGATCGGCCTTTGCCGCTGGAAATGCTCATCGAGCGGGATCGTTACTTTGCTGGCGCGTACCCGTACTTTGCAGAGGTCTTGGGCCTTGAGTGCGGTAAGCGTCCTGTCCAGTTGAAGTCCGATGCCGAGATTGACTTGTTAAAGCTTATCCATCATGCAAAGCGGTCGTATGGAACCCTTATTCACTCGATGTCTGGTATGGGGTTCACTGATACGCAAATTCGGCAAGAACTGTCGGCAGATCACCACAATCCTAAGCTCGTCAAGTCTGGACTGTTGGCTCTCGTCAAGAAGTACGTGGAGGAAAACCCTGACTCGGATATTCCGTTCTAGCCTGCATTTTTTTCTGTTCCAGACTGTTTTTCTAGCAACTTTTTAAGCTCCTCGTTGTCGTGTTCTTCTAGGGAAACGACTACTAAAAGCGAGCACAAGTCACCTATTTGGCACTCAAGTTCTGCGGCTCTGATCCGCAGGCTTTTGTGCGCCTGCTCCTCTATCTTGACGTTTTTTACCATCTTTTCCCCGTTGAATTCTCGTCAATTGTCACGAAAATTTTCGTTGACATACAGAATTCTCTACGGTTATTCTCCTTTCCGCTGGTTATCTTTTTATCGAATTATCTTTTTATCCTAGAGGGTGAACATGAAGGCAAACGTTTGCGGGGTTAGGCGCATGTCCGGTACTGCCAAGAGCAGCGGCGCAGCTTACGACATGTGCAACATCGCCGTGTTGGTTCCGGTCGAGATCGTCAACAACCAGAAAATGCAGATCAACGGTGCTGGTTTTTCCGTGATGGAAATTCCATTGGCTCCCGAGGCGCTGCCGACCTTCATGGGGCAAAAGTATCCGGTCCAGATGCAACTGCAAACCGAAGTCCGGCCGCGTGGCGGCAAGCTGGAAACCGTTGTTATCGGTTTCGAAACGCTCGCTAAGGCAGCGTAAGAACATGGCGGTTTGTGCTCAGGCAGTTCAGCAGGCGGACGGTTCTCTCGCCCTGGTGCTTGATCCGACTGCTCTAGATTTGTCTGCGTGTCAATACGTAGTTCAAAGCGGTGCGGAAGTTGCGAACAGCCTGTTTGCGATGACTGCTAAGGATGGCGCTTTTGCTTCGGCTGGCATTATTACTTGCTGGGTCACGGCTTACGCAATCCGTTCTCTTATAAATGTAATTAGGGGCTCTGAATCATGAAAAATCTGAAAAACAAAATCGGCGGTGCCGTTCTGGCTGCTTCCTCGTTCGTCGCTTCGTCGGCAATGGCTGCTGGTGTCGATATCTCGGCTGCTGTTACCGAATCGACTACCGATATCAAAACCGCTGGCGGCCTGATTATCGGCGTGGTGGTGGCCGTGGCGGCTTTCAGCTGGATTCGTCGCGTCATCAAGTAATTCGACGTTGGCGGCGTTTTGAGAAAGGGGCTTCGTGCCCCTTTTTTCGTTAACAGGGGGGTGGTATGGCTGGGATTTGCGTGATGCTTGCCTTATTGGGCGGTTTTTGGATTATGTTAAACCATGATTAAAGAAGAAATCAAAACATGGCTTTTAGCTGCTTTGGCTGTGATCTTTATGGCTTTGGGGACTGCATTACCTGCTAAAGCTGTTACTTATCCGTATCCGGCGGTGACGCAGTACCGTGCGGAGTACAACTACACTCCGACTTTTAGAGGGCCGTATCAGAATACGGTGCAGGCAGCATGTGAGGATTTCCTTCGATTGTGGATGTCTACTGTTGCACCTGGTCAAACGTGGACGTTGTCGTATTGCGATGCTTCCTCCAAGTCTTTTAAGATCGCCCAAAAGAACAACTCGAACAACACCTACATTGGTTCGGTTTGGGAATACCTTCGGTGTCCCAATGGTGGTATTCGAAGCGGTAGTGTTTGTAATGCAGACCCGAATGCGCCGCCTGCCGGTCCGGTTTGTACCGCTGGGAGTACTGTAAGGGTTACCTATAAGATGATTGACTCGAAGGGTGTCACGTTACCAAAACCGCCTTTGGATGGATCGACAGATGGTGAATGCAAGTTGAAGCTTGTAGATGTGAAGTCGTGTTACTTGGGAGTCGATGACGTTAGTTATTGCACCTACATTGGTGAGCGATCAGGTGATCCGCTTGCTGCGAGTGATAAGGTTCCGGGTCCATCTACTGAGGTGGCCGCTAAGCCGGGTGAGGAGCCTTTACCGACAAATGCCGGTTCGGTTAAAGATGGTACGGCGTGTCCAAAGGGGACTGTAGCGGGTGGTTTTTCTGCTGATGGTTTGATTAATTGTGTTGGTACTGGTTCCACGCCTAAGAATCCATCTGCTAATCCGAAAACAACCCAAGTCGCTACTTCTACGACTAACCCTGATGGGTCGGTAACAGTTACTACGACGACTATTAAGGTTAACGCTGATGGAAGTAACACGACCACGGTGGATAAAGTTACTACCGCGTCGCCTTCTAATGGTGGTGGTGTGACTAAAGAGCAGACAAAGGAGACGACGCCTACGGCTGGGGGTGCGCCAGGTAAGGAGACGCCTGATAAGCCTCAAGAGCAAGTGAACTTTTGTAAGCAGAACCCGAATCTTGCTGTTTGTCGAGAATCCTCGGTATCTGGTACTTGTGGTCAGACTGCTTGTGTTGGCGATGCTATCCAGTGCGCTACGTTGCGTTCCGCAGCTGCGATGGAATGCAGGGAGAGAGATGCGGTCGAGGAGTTGAAGCGCATGCCGGTGCGTGGCTCTGGTCAAGCCATTATGGACGGTGCTGATCCGCAACAGGGTGCTATTGACGCAATGCTGAAGGGTGAGGTGATTGATTTAAGTAGGCCGAATCTAGACGAGTCTGGTTTCCTTGGTGGTGGCTCGTGTTTTGCGCCTAAAAACTTCATGGTAGCGGGTAGGTCGGTTACGGTTGAATTTGGAATCATCTGCGACAATATCCAGCCGTTGCGTTATGTCGTGTTGGCTTGTGCATTTATTGTCGCTTATCTCCTGGTTTCTAAATCTGTTATGGATGCTGCTTAATTATGTGGGCTTTATTTCTTCCTGCTTTGATCGGTGCTTTGGCGTCGGCCATGGGTTCGTTTATTGGTCGGGCGATGATTGCGCTTGGCATTGGATTCGTAACGTATAAGGGCATTGATTTGGCCGTTGACGTTTTTAAGGAAAAGGCGATTGACGGTATTACATCGTTGCCTCCTGATGTTGTTAGCTTTCTTGGTTATCTTTGGATTGATAAAGCATTGACCATCATCTTTTCTGCGATTGTTACGGCACTTGCAATCAAAGGACTTAGCGGATCGGTCAAACAGGTGGTGGCTAAATGATTACCTTGCTTACGGGATTGCCGGGTAACGGGAAAACGTTGTTTGCGTTGTGGTATATCAAAAAGAAGGCTGAGCGCGAGAACCGTCCTGTTTATTACCATAATATCAGGGACCTTACATTGCCCTGGACTGCTCATGATCCGGAGAAATGGCAGGATTTGCCTGCTGGTTCTATCATGGTTATTGATGAGGCGCAGCAGGTATTTCCAAAACTCGGTAACGGTGCGAAGCGTCCTGACCATTATGAGAAGCTGGCGACCCATCGTCACTTGGGTATTGATTTGTTTATCATTACTCAAACGCCTGCCCTGGTAGACCTGTTTGTGAGGGAACTGGTTGGTCAGCATTTCAATTCTGTTCGGAAATTCGGTCTTGAGCGATCGTCCATTTATGAGTGGTCGAAAGTCACTATGTCGCCGGGTTCTCCTGCCGCGATGAAGAGTGCTATCCCTCTTAAATGGGCATATCCCAAAGAGGTCTACGGTTATTACACAAGTGCCGAAGTTCATACGGTTAAAAAGTCGATTCCTCTCAAACTGATTTTGGCGGCGGCTTTTGTTGTTGCCGTTCCTGTGACTGGTTATTTTGTTTTGGACTGGTGGCAAAAAAAGAATTCTGCTCCTCTGGATGTGGTGCCGGTAGCGCAACAGGGTCAGGTTGCCTCGTCTGCACCTGGTCTGTCCTCTTCCGTTTCTGGTTATGGTTCGGCGAATCGGAAGGAAGAATTTGATCCGTTGGTGGATGCCCGTATCTATGTTCAACAGAATACGCCGCGTGTTCCTGGTCTTCCTCAGACTGCACCGAAGTATGATGAACTTACGGTTCCTACTCGGGTTCCAGTTCCTGCGGCCTGCATCCAGGTTGGTGTTGCCAGGGAGGGAAAGCCTGCACCGCGGTGTAAGTGCTTCACGCAGGCTGGCACGCCTATGGAAGTCGAATACAACATGTGTATTAGCATCGCTCAAAACGGCTATTTCCTGGACTTTGAGCCGGATGCTCGTAGGCAGCAACAGCAGGCCCAGGCGCAGCGTGCGGAACGTTCTGTTGAGGTTCTGTCGGATCGTCCCGATTCGGGGTCGTATGCGCGTCAGGCGTCGTCTGTGGTTGCTTTTGCTGGTCCTGCTGCTGCTCCTGTTGTGTCCTCTCCTTCAGAAGGTCCTGCCCAGGATGTTCCTCGTGCTCGTAGAGCGATTGTTGGTGGTGTACAGCAAGGGATGCATTAGAGCCTGGGATCTGGGCGGGGCGCGCTTGCGCGACACGCTCTGAGACCGGGCGAGGAAAAAACGTGATTTGTAACGGAAAAAGACTTTATTAAACGTGACTTGTCACATATAATGGAGTTTCTTTCACAGGGGGATTTATGGGCTTTACTAATGAAGAAATGCTTGTCATGGTTCTTGCTCTTATTGATCGGCGCGAGAAGATGCAGAGCTTGGTTGTTGATGATTCTCAGGATGAGTTCGGCTTTTCTAAACAGCTGCCTATTATTGAATCTGCTCTCAAAAAGCTCGGCGTTTGGGGGGCGCGTTGATGGCGATTAAAGATGTTGTTACCGGTGATCTTCCTGGCGTCCCCGTTCGCCGTGGTCGGCCGCCTACTGGTAAGGCTCTTACTGCGGCTGAGCGTCAGGCTCGGCGCCGGGAAAAGCTAGCGGCTCAGGGCAAGGTCTCGTCTACTGTTGTCATCTCAAAGGAGGTCCAGCAGGCGCTTGCGAACTTCGTGGAATTCAAGGATGTTAGCCTGGGCGATGTTGTAGACCGTATCCTTCGTGGCTATCTTTTGAGAAAGAGATAACGTCAAAACTCCTCTTTCTGCTAAACCTCTCAGGCGCTCGAATAGAGCAAGGGGGCGGCTCAAGCCGAGCGAATAGCGAGGGAGGCCCGTAGGGCCGAACCCCCTCCTTCTTGAGTCGTGTTCGTCGCAATAAGTTAGGGGTAGCTTATGTATT